CGCCAGTGAACGGGGTTCTCGGGGAAGAGTTCGTTGATCTCGGCCGCTTTCTGCTTCGCGATTGTCACCGCATAGGCGTTGTCTTCAACGATCTCGTTCGCAACCGTCTGCCAATCCCTTCCTCGTTCCGCTTGGATTCGACGCGGTGACATCAATGCGTTGCGAACACGGAGTAAATCGGTCTGCGCATCCTGTAGCGGCTGGATGTACGGCCAGCTTGGCGGCGTCCACTGATGCCGGAAGATGTTCACCTCGCCTCGGTCGTGCAATCGCCGAGCCGTAGCATTCTCATCAAGCAACCGAAGCATTCGCCAGATGTGAACCGGGCGATGGAACTTCGACACGAGCGCGAGTTGGTTCCGCCGGAACCCCAACCTCGCTTGATCCACCGCGCCTCTGAATCCACTGAAGTTTGTTTCGCTTGCGTCCATCGTCAAGATAACGAGCGGCATCCCAAGATTGATCCCGACGAGAGTCAGGATGAGTCGGACATGCGGGAAATACTCCGGGTTCGGGACGTTCGGCGAGAAGCCGGTCATCTGATCGCCAGGAGCGCCGAAGATTTCCATCCCCGGAGCGATCCCCTCGATGGTCCTGGTCGTGCCGTCACCCAGCGACTCTGTTTCGCGCGCCCCTTTCTGCGCACCGCCGCTGGAATATTCGTCGTAGTCCTGCTGGTGGAGAATCGCGAAACATGAAACGACCTGTTGCTGGACAAGCTTCGCGAAGTTGATGTCTTCGAATTGCGAGAGCGTATCGAAGATCGGGGCAAACGCGGTGACGCCCCTTGTCTGCGTCACCCGCTTGGGATTGTAGACGTGGAAAAGCTGTCGATATCCGTTCTCGTTTCGAACGGGAATCTTGACCATGTCGCCGACCCGCGAGACTGATATGTTAGGGTTGAGATCGTCCTTCGTGAACCAGTATTCGAGCCGTCGTCTTCGATTGTCAAGTAGGACGCCATGAACCACGTCGCGCGTCGTGTTGGTTGGCGTGCGAAGGCGATGCCCCTCGACGGACTGAAGCGAACCATCGGTCGTTGGGAGTTCGACGATGTCGCCGTCAACAATCATGTGGCGAGCGACCATTCGCTCCTTGTCGGCAAACGTCGCCTCGCCTGCTGTGTCGCACTGATCAGGATCAATCGACCACTCACGATGCGATTCTGAAATCTCCCTGTCCAAACCTTCATCGCCCGTCTGCGGGTCGAGACTGAATCCACCTTGGACGATGTTGTCCACCGCGCGATCGACGGCTTGTCCGACCACGACGTCGTTTCGGTCCATGTCGCGTGCGAGTTCCATCAACCGCATGTAGTCGGCTTGCGATCTGTAGTGATAATCCGCACCGGTACCGCCGAGCAAAAGGTACCCACGCTCTCGGCGGAATCTCGACACTCGCGATGCGTTGTAGTCGGCTCGAAGTTCATCAAAGACCGAAGACAACCGCGCCTCGTTTGTGCGCCGCCTCATCTGAAGTCCTCGACAGACATGAATCGAACGCTGCCCGACGACCGCGAAACGTAGTCGTCATCGTGCGTGGAAAGCCAACCGATAGCTTTGTCTAAGGCATTCTGCAAGCGCGCAACGCTCTCGCTCATCGACTCGCTCCCGTGAGAGTGTTGGTCAAGCGTTCGGTGAATCAAGATCCGCGCGGCTTGGATAAACGCGCGGCACTCCGTCGTCGAGTTGTTCAGATCGTACGAAGCGTTGTCTTCGTAGGCGGCTTGAACCTCTGCGAGCGTACTTGCTGAGCTTAGGGTCATGACGCACGCATGATATAGGATCGAACGCGAGTATGTCTACGGACCACTGCCGCCCGATTTCGTTTTCTTCGTTTTCCTTGTATGCGGACCCGCCTCCTCTTCTTCGGCTGCAATGTGCGCCGATGCCAGATCAAGCAGGTAGCGAACAACATCCGCCCTTCGATCCACATGCCGCCCGTCATAAAGCGTGGCGTCACTCCGATACAGACCCATGAAAAGCTTTTCTAGGACCGCCGCCCGACGCGCGTCCAACATCACATCAATGTGCGACGGGCCACTGCTTCGCCTTGCGAAAAGATCCACGGGAACAACGAACGTCACGACAGCTTTCTCTTTCGTCACTTTGCGTCTCCTATTTCCGATCCATTACAAAGAAGGGGCGACCCGCCGGAGTCACGAAACCTCTTCTTTCGGCATGCGCCGGGATCTTGTCTTGTCGTCGGGGTTTTTGCGGCGCGGCTTGCTTGGTCAACCTGCTCCCAAGCTTGTGGCCGATTGCGCAGACGTTGTAGAAAACGTCGAGCCAGTGGTTGGCTCTTCGAACCACTTCCCACGTTATGACCCTTCCACCGCGCGGCTTGACTTCCACGATCTGCCGCTCGGCCGTCAGGTGCTTCACAAGCGCTAAGTGGTCTCTCGGAGTAGCCATGAAAAGCGTCATCGCTCCAGGAGAATTGATGTCCTGGGCAAGCCGCTCGTGCAGGAAAGCCTTCCAGTAGTCGGAGTCAACATCGCGTCGGAATACTCTGTCTCTCGGGATACGGACGACGTGATACTGTTCGCCGAGTGAGTGGATGTTGCGGTTCTTCTTCCTGTCCGGGCGATGGTATCGTGTGTACATGTGTCGATTCTGTCCGTACCCACGAGAGGGGAATACGACTCCCGCATGCTCGCGACAGAACTCGTAAACGATATCGGGCATCCACCCGCAGTCGATCCAGATCTCGTTTGGCTTAACGATGTCGCCGTCCTCGGTTCGCCAACCAGCTTGTGCCATGTCCCACAATTCTCTTAGCGCGATCGGCAACGCTTGCTCTACAGCCATTTCCTTACTGTGAACATCCACGCATCCATAATCGAAGATGTGCCCATCGAAGTTCGGCGAGAATGCGCAGCCGCCCCAATAGCAAAGGTGCTTCCCGATGTCGACCGCAAGTGCAACGTTTATGTGATTCGATGGAATGACTCCGCGAGGCAAGCTGCGAACGCGCTTCGTTAACTTCGAACTATCAAGCGGAGTCACGTCCGTGATCGGCGGCTTCCATGGACGCGACCATACATACTGGCATTGTTCCTTCTCCGCTTCTTCATCGTCCTCCCTTCGCTGGGCGAGCCACTCGCCTCTCCCGAGATCACCCGCAGAGCGAAATAGGTTGTTCGTCGCCGTCCAGTGAAAGCCGCACGTATCGGTTTCGGGCAATGCACCCGAGACCTTCCCGCCTTTCGTCACCGTCTGATCCCCGTGCAACAGCACCGCATCGAGATTGGCCAGCTTACGGTCTTCTTCCGTCCACGGTTCCTTGCACGATGGGCAGATGAAATGCGATGACCGCTTAGCTTCCATTTCGGTCCTCGCCTCACGCCAGCCCACAAGGTGTTCCCTGTCAGGGCAAACGAACTCGCGGCATCGCTGGCAGCGAATAAGGATACGACCCCTCGAACCACCCTCCTTTTCTTGCCAGATCCGACCATCCTCTGTTGTCACGGTGCACTCAAGATACGTTATGCGGCGATCACCGAACGCCATTGAACGTGCCTCGATCTGAGACACCTTGTCGGTCTCAAGACTTTCCTCATTGGGACGGTCCATGCCATCTACCTCGGTGATGATTACGACGCGCGCCGTGAATGCCGCCCGACTCTTCTCGCCGCCGCCTCCACTCATGAACCGCATGATCGACCCGTTGCGAAATCGAATCGACGTCGATGTTCCACCTCTGCTGCCGCCGCCCGCTCTTGGAATCAAATCTCTGTAGCGGGATGCGGCGATGACTGGTTCGATATCCACCTGCCACTTGTCGCGGGCCATGTCCATGTTCGGGAGTCCGAACACGACCGTCTCCTGGATCTCGAAAAGATGGTACATCAGCGGAATCAACGACCAGTGAAAAGTCTTGCCCGATTGCGTTGGACCGACAGCCGCGAATCGATTCCACAAGCCCGAGTCAATGGCATCAAGCGCCAACTTCGAGTACGGCTGCCGACGCCAGTTGAACTTTCGATTTCGAAACGGCCCTTCAGGGACTACGACCTCCTCATGCGCGAAATCAAAGATGGTCCGGATGCGCCTCGGTCGCGAACGGATACCCCATTCACGAAGCATGTTTCGCGTTGTGACGGCGACAGCGTTTGTCATCACGTCACCTTCACTCGCCGCTTGCGGGCGCTCTTCGACTTGCCGCCAGCTTTGGCGAGACCGCAAAGCCTGTCGAGTTCTCGGTCCCAATCTTCAAGTGACTCGACAAGGATGTTGGCGGCGTCCTCTCCGTGTTGTCGTTGCAAAGTCTCGCCAGCGCTCCTGAGTATTTCTTCAAGCCGCACGAAAGCGCCGTGCAAAGTCTCGACAGAGACAAGCGAACCCTCAAGTTCTTTACGTTCGAGTTCCGCTATCTTCGACCGCTCGCTTCGGTAGCT